CCGGACTGCTGTACTTGATCCAGCAGTCACCGTCGAACGCCACTTCGCCCGTGATTATCCGCTCGAACTTGAACGCTTTCCCGACCGGCGGGTTGGCGTCGGCAGCGGCAAGCAACGCCGTCATGTTGGTGTCGCCGTCGTGGTAGACCATCGAGAACGTCGGCTGCGAATTCTTCTTGACCGGGTATTCGTCCATCTGCGGAACGGCCGACCCGTCGCCACGGTCGGGCAGGTCAACGAAGTCGAAATCGGCCCCGCCCGCATCGGTGTCGACCACATTGGCATCGATCTGCGTGCCTGCTGTACTGCCGGCCGTGCCGTAGTACACGACCATCTCGTGGCCTTTGCGTTTTTTTGCCATCGAGCCAATCTCCTAAAAAAACGGGGGCACGATTTCTCGCGCCCCCGTAAAAGGCTCGACGTTTACGGCGTCTCGGAGGGCTGGCCAGCCCTGCCATTCGCCGGACCGCGATCAATCGCGGCCCCCTAGTTTGTCAGTCGTTCACGTTTGTCAGTGGTTAAATCGTCCCTCGCCACTCGCGGTGGAATCGGGCTAGGTTTCGCTCTAGTGCTGGCTGCATGGTCGGCCGCTTCGGAAACCGAACGCCGCCACGTACCTTGCCATGCTCGTGTACTTCCATCGCCTGGTCGATCTTGCTTGCCGCGAATCCGATCACGGCGCCTTCCTTGTCGGCCTTGTAGAGAATCGCTCGCTTGGCTAGGCCGCCGCCTCGACCGCGTTTCGAGTGGACGGGACCGCCGGCCGGGCCGGGCGTGTTGGATCGCCTGATGCTCTGGCGGGCCGCCTTACGGATGCTCGCCGCCGCGTGGAAGAAGTTGCGGTAGGCTCCCTTGTCGATGGCCTTTTGCACCCGCTTCGGTGTCGACCTGAATTGCGTTTGTATTCCAAGCATATCAGCCCGTCGCTATTCGTTTCGTTCGCAGAAGCCACTCCAGCCCGCCGCCGTAACTTTCCGCCGCAGGCAGGTTGGGCCGGCTCATCAGTTCCCAGGTCACGCCATCCGAATCGACCAACCGATCACCAGCGGCGGGCGTCACGGCGGAACCGTCTATCGCGTAGTCCGTTTTAGTGATGACCCATTCACGGTCGACAAACGAGGCTTTTACCCCCATTCGCCTTTGTGTCTCAATCTCGGAATCCTCGTCGAGCCAGGCAGCGGTCACGTCAACCGTCTCGCTCGAGCCACGCGACAGCGTGACTGCCTCGCCGAGATGTTGTTTCAATCTCGGCGAGGCGACGTCGAAGAACCGGTTAGCGAAGACCGACGGCATGGGCTACTCCTCGCGGAGTCGCAAGCCAAGCCGGCGAACGGTCACGTTGCCGGTCGCGGCGTCGGCCGTCTTCTCCATGTGGGCCAGCAACTTCAGCGGCCCGGTTGCCGCGTCCAGCGCGAACACCGTATCCGGCAGCACGTTGACGCCGTTGATGTACATCTGAATGTCCTCCCAGTCGGCCAAGTCCCACTGCACAAGGAAGGGGGTGCCAACGACCGCGTCCTTGGTGGTATCCGTAGCGGCTACCTCGGTGGTGCCGTCGTCGGATTCCGCCATGATGTTGAGGCTGTTGCCGTCGATATGCACGAAGAGTGACTCCGTGATGGAGTCCGCGTCGTCGGCGTGGGTGTCGTTGGCCAGGCCGACATTGAGGTCGCCCGCCGCAGCGCTGAGGTTCTCGTTAAGGCAGATTTCGGCCTCCACCAGGCACGGCGAATCGAGCGCGACGCCGCGATGGCTCAAAGCGTCCAGCTTTTGCGCTTCGGCCGTCGCGTCGAACATCAACGTGACGCCCTCGGCGTGGCCGATGACGTGATGGTTGATTCCGGCCGTCACGACCGGGACGCTTGCGAACCCGTCGCCAAGGCTAATCGTGTACTTCGGGTCGGCGTTGATCGCCACCTTGACCGTCGTGCCAGCACTGGCGGCCGTCTCTTGCACGATTCCCAAGTAAAAGTCTTGGTCATTGACCTGGAGCAGGTGGGCCTTGTTGGCCGAGTGGTCCCAGAACACACGGGAGCCCTTGAGCATCACCATGGTCGCGGTCTTGGCGACTTCCACGATGCCACTGACCGTAACGGCACCCTTGGCGGCGGCAGCGATTGCCGTCGGAGCAAACGCGGCGCGTCCGTCCGGCAGTTGACGAACTTCGCCGGCGGTCATGGCGAGGGTCGGCGTGTAGTCGACGGACTCGCCGGGGTTGAGATATACAGCTTCGGCTGTCATGATCGAGATTCCTTTTCGGATTGGAGTTTATTGTCGCGCGGTGTCGACGGCGACGGTTTCGGTTTGTCAGCTTCACTCACCGCCGGCTTCACTTTCGCGTCGGCCTTAATCGCCGCCGGCTTCACTTTCGCGATGGCCGGCTTGCTCGGCACGGCCTTGACCTCCGGCTTCTCGCGCTTCGGTTTGTCAAGGCACACCGCAAGCCCTGCCTTGACGAGATATTCCCCGAGTAGACGACTAACGTCGCCCTCTTCGCCTTCAACCAACCGGCACTCATACTGTGCCGCCGGGTTGCGTAACATTCGCACTTTCATCGTTCACCTCCTTGGGTGGATTACGAGTCGCCGCCGTCGGCGCGAACGCCGCCGCGGTACTCTTGCTGGGCAACGCCAACGTCGCTGTAGCCCCGCATCTGGATGCCGAGCACGTTGAAGCTGGCGTCGGCCGTCTCGACCACCGGCTGTACGTTGCCGTTCAGGGCAGCAATCTCGATTACCGGCAGCTCCGACGGGTCCGCGAGCATATACCACGCGGCCGCGCTGTAGCCGGTATAGGCCGAATTGCTCATGTACGGGCTCGACTCAACACGGAACCGGCCTCGGTAGATATTCGCATCGCCTTGCTTCGTGGTCGACGAACCGTCAATGATCCGCTCCGAAGCCATCAGCGATAGAGCCGCGGCCTTCAGGGCCGTCGGGACAAGCAGGATTTTCGCCTGCACGCCAAGGGGCTTGCTGTCCGGGTCGGTCTGGTTCAGGAAGATCGTTTCGGTGGCTTCCAGGCCGGCGACCGTCATGTTGGCAACGCCGGTATTCACGTTGCTGTTGCCGCCGGCGAAGAAGGTCGAGTTATCCAAGAAAACCGTCCAAAAGATGTCGTTGAGCTTCAGCGCACCTCCGCGACCAAGCCGGCGGGGAACCGCCGTCAGGGCACCGAGGTCATCGTTGATGATGTCCTTGCGGGTGATCGCCAACATGCGGGCGTATGTGTCCGCCTGATTGGTGTAGGTCATATCCGACACGGCGCCGTGCTTGATCTCGCCGCTGGCCCCCAACTCCTCGAACATGAGGTGTCCGGTCAGGCTAACGGTAGTGATCTGCTTGAAGTCACGCACCGGACGTACTGCGGCAATCGCCATCGGGGTCATGTCGACAGCATCCCAGCCTTCACGGAGGAACTTGTTCGCCACGTTGCTCAGCACGTTCGGAATGCTCACCGTGCTGAAGGCGCTGGCGTGAACGCTTGCCGGGCTGGTCATCCCAAATGCGGCACGCTGGGCTTCGAGCGTCACCTGGCTCGAATGGTTGGACTGGTAGCCGTTCGCCTCGGCCCCCAACAGGATGAGTTGATTCAGGCCGATACCGTGCGGGAATCGGTCGTGGGCGGTTTGCAACTCCTGGTCGCTATACGTTTTCTCGTGACCATCCAGGCGGCCAGCCATGCACACCGCAGCTTCGAGCGTGCGATTGTTGATGCGTGGTTCCCGTCGCCGGGGGGAGAACACCCCATGTCCCGACGGCGTGAGATTTTCCATCAACTCCAGACGGAACTTGTCGACAGGCCACTTCGCGTCAATGGCGGTCTGCGCTAGCTCCTTGATCGCGTCCATCTGGAACGGCTGTTTTTCGCACGCATTCAGGGCGTATTCCGTGATGGCCTCGACTCTCGCGTTTTCAGCTTTTCGCGCTTCGATGCCCTTGGTCAAGTCCTGCTTGACCGGTTTGTCCGGCTTCGCTCGGCTGTGATAGTTGGCCTCGATTGTGGCTGCCTGCTCGGGCGTCGCGTTGTCGACGTCGATGCCCATGTTTTCCGCCCACGCTTTGATTTTCGGGTCCATTTGGGACTCCTTTCGTTCGTCGGCCTTAGCCGCGATAGAAACGGTTGTGTTGTCGTCCGCGCCATGCGAGACGAACGCAAAGCCGCGAAGCGTTGATCTCGCGGCGACGTAAAGCGGGCCGGTGAATTCCTGCCCATTGACTTTTATGGTCTTGCCCGATGCCACCTCGCGGAGTTCATCAGGATCAGCCTCGATACTCGCTTGCCAGACGAAACCGTTGGCCGCGCTTTCGGCTACCTCGCGGGCCGCATCGGTTGCAGCCGACACCTTGCCGCTTAGCGACACTTGGCCGTCGGCCTTGCTGGTGCCGGTAACGTGGCCGACTCGCTTGCTTCCGTCGTGATCGAGGTTCGCGACAATGGACTTGTCGAACTCGATCCCCTTCAGGTCCACGACTACTGGTGCGTCCCAGCCGGCGAGAACCAACTGCCCGCCCGTGTACACCACCACGTCGAACGACGGAGGACTGCTTTCGCCCTCGCCTTCAGCCGCCGTAATCGTCACGGGGGCCGCAATAGCGATAACCTTTGGATTACTCTTGGGCTTGCGTGGCATTGTTCGTTTCCTCGGTGTTGGTCCCGGCCGTTCCGGAAGGCAGTCCAAGGACCGCCTGCACGACCGGGATAATGTGTTGCGGAAGATTCGCCAGCATGTTGATCTGTCGTTGCTGGTCGGGCGTGACGCCGTTGGACTGTGCCTGCTTCACTACCTCGTCTTCGTAATCCTTGCCGGCATCGGAGTAGAGAGCGGAAAGCGACTTACTGCCGTTCTTCAGCTGCTTGTCGTTGGCAGTGGCCTCGGTGTTCACGTCCGCGACGGCGTGTTTGGGCCAGTCCCAAAGGTGAGCCTTCGCGGCCGGACTGAGAACGTTGGGGTCGCCACCGAGCCAACCGTAGTAAACAACCGCGGCGTCGAACCACACTCCGAACAACGGGTCGAGAACAAGGTCATTGCAATCATCGCGGTCGACGTCGAGCGAGGCGTAATAGGTCTGGTGATCCAGTCGGCCAGATGCGTAGTTGTAGTCCGCCGAATCACACGCGGCCTTGTTGAACGGCATCGATTTCGGGCGGGCCTGTTCGTTGATGAGCGAGCGGTGGAACGTCTCGAATGTCGCGTTCGGCTGCTCGGCCCGCATCTGGAACGGCTCATAAGCATTTGGGAGAGCCGTCATCATCCGCTTCTGAATGTCGAGCGTGCTGAACGGCTCGGCAAGGTCCAGTTCGTCCGGCTGGAATTGTGTCTTCAGGAACATCGTAAAGTCAGCGGCCGTTTCGGCAGCCGCCAAGGTGGCCTCTCGCCAACGTCGCGCAGCCGCGCCGGTGTTCAGTGTGCTGGTGCTTTGTGGTATCCCACGGTGCTGGCCCGGGCGCCGCAGCTTGAACCAGTGCAGCACGAACTTTGCCGGGATTTTGTCCGGCTTGAGCATCACTCGCGAGTACGCCGTCGACCCGGGGTGCTCCCGCAGAATGTCGTAGTACGTCGGCGTGCCGTGCTCATCGAACCAAATGCCGTCAATGCGGCCCGGCTCGTTGTAACCGAGAAGCGGCGTCTGGCAGTGCTCGGTTTCGTACAGCCGCAGGTCGAGCTTTACCGGATCGTTGATCGCCTTCGCCAGCCGGATCACGCCCAGCCCCTCGCCGTCGACGTGCAGGGCGTGAGCCATGCACCACAGCTTGCGTCGAAATTGGATTGCCTTACTCCAGTAAAGCCACGCATTTTCGACGAGAGCGTTAAACCCTTCGCTGGAGGTTTGCATTCGCAGCGACGGGCCGCGGCCGATCAGGTCCGTTGCCCACGTTGACGCGATGCCATCGGCAAAACCGTTATTGGCAATCTCGTATCGACTGCGCTTCACTAACGTTTGGCGCACTTCGCGGCTGTTGGCCGAATCGGCATCGTAGTCATCCGCGCTGGCCCAGTAGTTTTTGATGTCGTCTGACGACTGGGCTGCATCGTAGGTCGCATTGATCGGACGCCGGCGATTGAGCCGGTCAATCGCAGCCCCAAGCTCCGGGCGCGGCTTGCCATTGGCCCGCTGCAACGGGTGCCCATGTTCGTCGAGAATGAGACTGACTCGCGATGCCACTACGGAGCCCCGGGTGGAACCAGTTTGGTGAAGCGCAGGCCGAAATGAGCCTTCGTCGCGGCCACATTGCTGGCCTCTCGATCGCGTGC